GTTGCATCGGTCGGCGGGTTCGAGCAGAGCAGCACCTGGCAGAGCTGGTTCGGATCCTCGCTCCGGTTCCAGCCGGCGATGAACTCCACCTGCGACTCGAGGAAGTTGGCCGCCTCGTCGAATACCTTCAGGTCATGCGGCCGCCCCTGGTACTTCAGCTTGTCGTCCTCGTACTGGACGGAGCCGAACTCGATCAGGCGCTTCTTTCCGGCGAACTCGCACCGCCAGACGCCCTTCTGGTTGAAGGCGCCGTACTCGCTGTAGATCTCACGCGACCGATCGATCATCCCCGACAGTTGGGGGTACTCGCGGCGCAGGATCAGCGCCCGCTGGTGCTGGGTCAGCGCCTTGCCGAGCGCCAGGTCGGTCTTCCCGCCTCCAGCCGCGCCGCCGTACAGGATCACGTCCGCCCGGCAGGCGTAGGCCTGCGACTGCGGCCCGGGCAGCGGCTTCCAGCTCAGCCGGTTACGCGCCTTCAGCGTCTGGAGCAGTGCCAGCTTGTCGGCTGCGCTCCAGGTACGCCAGTTCGGCTTCGATGGCGGCGTCGAGGTCGGCTGCATCTGCTGGGTTCGGGGTGTCGAGGCCCCGAATCTTTCGGATGCCGCTGATGGCGAGGGATGCCGCCTCGGTGATCGTCTTGATGATCTTCGGGTCGGCCACATTCTTGACCGCGACTTCAAGCCGTACCAGGCAGGCGCGGTGCACGGCCAGCCCGCGCTCCATGTCCTGGATGTCGGCAGTCGCTGCGGTGGCGATCTGCTCGTGCGCGATCTGCGCACCCTCCTGCGAACTCCCCTGCGTACCGCCAGCCATGTGCGCATTGACCATGGCGCGCTTCGTGCCGCCCGGATCACGGCTCCAGCCAAGCTGCTTGGCCTTCTTGCGGATCATGGCTTCCGAGATACCGTGCGCACTCGCGATGGTGCGCACCGAATCCACGCCGGCTAGGTACGCACCCTCTATCGCGAGCCAGTCGACGCTCTTTACTGCCATCTCTTACTCCCTGACTTCCAAGGGTTTACCCATTATTGATTCGATGAGCGGAGCCGCTATCTTCGTAGTCGGCATTCGACAGGATGCCGCCCNTTAACCACACTGAGAGACCAGCCATGCCGTATTTCACAGTCCGAGTCGTTTTGCACGACATCCCGAACAAGCATCACGCGACGTACGTCACACTCCATGAAGAGATGGAGAAAGGCGGATTCGAACGCGAGATCGTCGGCAAGAACGGCACCTATCAATTGCCCCCAGCGGAATACCTCTTCAATGGCACCTTGACCGCCGTCCAGGTCCAAGAAAAAGCCACCGCTATCGCAAACAAGGTACACGCCAAGAACGGGGTCCTCGTCACTCAGGCCGCTCCCAACGGCCATGCCTGGTGCGGGCTAGACACCGTCTAACCACCACGCCTCGCATATACCGTTCAAGCACGCGAAANGAAAAAGCCCGCAACCGGTTTCCCGGTGCGGGCGAATCGTCGAGCGCGGGCCCGGCGAGAGGAGACCCGGTTCGATTAGTCCGGCGCTTCGGTGAAGGTGACGTAGTACTTCTTGCCGGGAACGAGCGCGTCAACCACGACGCCGTTCTGAATCGTCGCCTTGAACTCGGCCATCGGCGTCGCTTCGCCGAAGATCGCGTTTTCGCTCGCTGCCTGCTTCTCGGTCGATCCTTCCCAAACCGCGCCGAATCGGACGGTCGCACCTGCTCGCTTCGAGGTGTCCTGACCGGCATAGCGCACCGTGGTGATGTCGTGAAGTTGCAGCTTGCATCGCATTACAGTGGACATGGTGATACTCCTGAAAATCGCCGTACGGCGTTGACAGGCATTGGCGTTGCAGTCTTACAGCCTGAGATGAACGAGTCGAGGGAATCCGCAAACAGCACTGACGTTATTTCGCGTCCTAGCCTAAGAAGCGGCGGCACAACCTTTCGGCCGACTTGCAGTGCGGCGCACCCGTTGTCACCCTCCGCGGGCCGGGCGAAATGCGATGGTCGGTTGTGGCTGTCACCCTCATGTGTGGCCCCGCCGCGATCCACGCATCCAGGCAGCGCCTGGAAACTCCCGCCGAAGGGTCACACATGAGGGGGCCCGTATCGCAGGGCCAGTGTCCGAGCTATGGGTGTCTTGCGAGAAAGCTGACAAATCCCCATACCAGCCCGCAGACGAAGATCACCGCGCCAGTTGAGGCGAGCAAGCAGGGCAATCGCTTGGCCAGCGCCCTTTTCAGGGAAAGCGCTCGTGTGTGCATCGATTCACCTCAATCTTGGCTTCGCTCCTCCTCGAGCTTGGCCTGCGTCATGCCGGTGATGGAGACGATACGGCCGCCGGGCACGGCGCGATTCGCGGCCACGTCGGCCGCCAGGACGTCGCGAGCCCACGCCAGCGCCTTGCAGGCGTGCTGCCGGCAGCTGGACGCGTTCTTGAACTCGAAGCCGTCGACCGTGATCTCGACGCCGTCCTTCCCCATCTCGATCGTCACCCGGCCGACCGCAGTCAGGTCCGAGTAGTCGAGATCCCGGCCTTGTAGGGCGAAGCCGTGCGGCACGGGATCAGCCACGGCGGCGACGGCGGCCGGTGGCCACCAGCAGGCTGACGATCGACAGCGCGGCCAGGCCACCGGCGACGAACTTCATCACCTTCAGCTCGGCGGCCTGGTCGTCCAGACGCTGGGCGGCGTCGCCGAAGTTCTGGTTCAGTTGCTGGGCGGTCAGCACCTGGCCGCTCTTGAACTGGACCATTTCGGCGCGAGCGGCGCCGGCGCCGAGCGACGCGGCGGCCACCACGACGGCGGCCGCGATCATGCGGTAGCGAGCATTCATCAGACGTTCCTTGGGACGGTTCGGAGGGTTCGGCCCGCGCCGTCCCGGAAACGAAAAAGCCCCGCTCGACATAGTCGGCGGGGCTTTGGACACAACGCGTGCAGAATGACAACAAGTATACGTCTCTGTAACAGCGCGGTCAAACCATTACAGCGTGACGGTGAATTCGTCTGCTTTCCTGCGGCGCCATTGGTCGGCAGAGCTTTTCAGTTCGTCAATCACTGCTTGAACAGTCGCATGGTCGCCAGGGGTGGTTTTGCCATCCCAAAACCTATTCAGGCCGAGCGAGAGGAAAAGCCCGCTACCCGTTGCTCTTGCGTGAATCGGAATATCCACTCGCACCTTGCCCAAAACAATTTGAACATTGCATTTGATAGAGGGACCCTCCCTAACCGGCATGCTCGAAGCTTCGGAATCAGATGCGTTCCCGTAAACTGCGAGATCATCCTCTCCCCACAAAATGACCATTCCGCCGGCGTTAAGCTTAAGCTCAATTCCAGCTTTTAGTTGGTCAATAATCTTGCGAAGCTCTTCGACCTCAATATCGTATCTACCCTGCGCCACATCGAATTTGTGGAGCAGCTCTGCATGGGAAACTTGCTCTTGGGCCATCTGCGCGATTCTCCTCAAAAAAANTAATCCGCCGCAGCAGGATTATGCATGAGACTGTTGCTGCCCGATAAGCCCCGTAGCTTCGAAATATGGTGTGAGAATACCAGCGGCCCGATTCTCCACTTCTCGAATTCGAGCTTCAATCTTGTCGAACGCTCGCTTGTAAGTCATGTGGTTCGCACCGAATGACTTCGCGAGATCACGAAAACTGATTTCAACTCGCGCGTGGTTGGCATACCGGCGCGCAAGCATGCAGTCGAGCGCGAGCGTCGAAATCCCATCGAACGACGGCGCCAGCCATCCAGACAAACTCCGGATCGCCTCCGCCCGCTCCCGCAGGAAGAAGAACCTCTTCGTGCCCTCAGGCGTACGCTCGTCGCCCAGTTGCCCATAGCGTGCCAGCACGGCCCAGCGCTCGATGTCCGGCAGCTTCGTGCGCACTGCGCTTACGACAACTGCGCACTGCGCGCGGACGTCGTCCATCCCAAGGCCGGCGAAGTTCACTGTCGATTCGACGACATCGCCGATGAGTTGGTTGAGCCAGATGCGCTGGCGCGCGGTAAGTGTCGGCTGCATCTCCATGATCTGGATCAGGGCCAGGCGGAAGGTGTTCTTCTCCCGGACCGGCTGCGCCATCACGAGGAAGGAGACGTGCAGTGCTTGCGAGGTCGATTGGAAGACGGCGTCCATGGTCATTGCGATCCAGTTTCAGTTACGGGGGGGTCTTTCTGCAGGTGATACAGGGCGCACCGGCGGCTGTCGGCCACCGACTTCGCCGGCCGGCGGACGCGGACGTCGCAGGCGACCTCAGGACCGCCAAGCGGCGAGCCGATCAGGTGCTTGCAGCCGGCGCACGTCCGCGTCGCGGCCCGACGGTCCGCCTCCTGCCGGCGCGCGCAGACTTCGGCCGGGTCCCGGAACGTCCAGCGCTCGCCCTCGTCCTTCCGACGTGTCTTCAATCCCACTCGACACCTCGCTGGGCGGCCCACGCTTGCGCGCGCGTGATGAGGTCCGAGTACTCGCCGATCGTGATCTTCCCGCGGGCGGTCGACCGGCGCTGGCGGCGGATCTTGCCGCTCTCGCTCGCGGTCTCGGTCATGCCGAGGAACTCGAGCACCAGGTACTCGTGCCAGTAGGTGACATCGCGCAGGCAGCCGTCCTCGTCGGCTATGTGCTCGGCGATCTGCGGGAGCACCACGCTGTGCCAGTACGCGCGCTGGCTGTCCAGCGCGTCGTGCTCGGGGCTGGTGATGATCACCACCAGCGGCGTGCCGCGATCGATGTACGCCTTGGCGTGCGCGCGAACCACCTCCACGATCGCTTTCCAGACCATCGGCGTCCGCAGGGAGAACGCCCGAAACACTCGCTCGCTCATTGCTTGCCCACCTCCAGGAGGCCGCGCTCCATCAGCGCGATGTAGGTCAGTGCCACCATCTCGATCTCGAATAGCCGCCGTTCGGATTTCGTCATCACGCCGCCCTGGTCGAGCATCGCGTGGCAACCGCGGATGCCCGGACGGTCGCAGCACAAGGCTGCGATCGCCGCGTCGCTCGCCTTCAGCGCGCCGCCCTTGCCAAGGTTCATGTGCGCGGCCTGCGTGTACCGCTCGACGCCGCAGTTCATGCAGGGGAGCGTCACCACCAGGCGCCGCAGATCCTCCGACCGGAAGGTGAGCACTTTCGGGAATCCAATCAGGCGCGCCGTCACGTCCCCTCCCCGCGCGCGGCCGCGCACCGTTGGCAAACAGCAAATTCGCCGCGCTCGTGCAGCGCCGCATTCCCGACTTCGAACCGCGTGTGCCCGCAGGCGGTGGCCACCGGGGTGATGAGCTGCGGCACGCCGTCGATCGACACCGGGCGCGCCGCCTCACGGCGAAACCAGTGCGCACGTCGGCCGAAGGCGAGGAGCACCGCATACCCCTCAGTCCAATGCGCCGGCACGGATGCGCCCGGATGGGTATCGGGCAGCGGGCCGTCGATGAACAGTCGCTCCATCAGGCGTCCGCGCCTCCACCCGCATCCATGTCCTGCCGATAAACACGTCCGATGACGGTCTGCAATGGAGCAACGGCGCCTGCGGCGACGGCAAACGGGCTTGACACCAGCATTCGCCAGTGCGGATCTCGCGGCGCGGCGGGAGAGAGTTCAGGGACGCCGGCGGTGTACAGGGCCCAGACCGAGGCTTGCGGCCCTTTGGTCTTTCGGCTCTGGACGACGCGCACCTCGTCGCAATGACGGGTCAGCGCGTCATGAACAGTCGTCAGCGGAATGCCGCTCGCCACGCTGATATCGCGCACGGACATGCCGTCGCTGCCCAGAAGCACCACTCGGATGCGGTTCCACGACGCGTCATGGCAGCTCATTGGATGCCCTCCATCGACATGCCGAGGTGCATGATGGCCAGCGCGTCGGCCGTGTCGTCTTCCTCGGCCCCCACCCGGAAACCGCGCCGACGAGCCTCGTCGATCATGGCCTCCTTGCTCGCCTTGCCGTTGCCGGTCCAGGCCTTCTTCACGGTCCCGACCGACACCGCGACCAGGCGAACGCGCTGGACATCGCACCACGCCTCCAGGTGCGCGAGGAACCCGCCGTACACGTGTGCGGCGATCGTGTTCGGATGATCCTTCGTGCCGTGGGCCATGACGTGCTCGTAGTAGATCGCGTGGATCTCGCCGGCCGCGGCAAAGTGATTGCCGAGCATGGCGCGGAACTTCAGCCACCGTTGCCCGGGCCCGTCGGTCCGCTTCGCGGAGAAGTTCTTCGTCCCGTAGGTCAGGACGCCGCCTTTCGAAAGCGCCCAGCCGCACTGCGTGCCGAGGTCGAGCGCCAGCAGGTTCAGACCGCCCAGCGCCGGCGGCGCCTCCGCGACGTCGAACTCGGTGGTGATGTCAGTCGTCATTGAAGCCTCGCGATTTAACAGGCGCCGAGCGCGGTTGCGGGTAGTAGCCCATGGCGAGGTCGCCGAACTTCGCCTGCTCATGGATGAATGCGAGATAGGCCGTGCCGAGTGCGCCGTTGCGTTGCTTCGCGATGATTGCCTCGGCGGTACCGGCTTCTGGCGAGTCCTCGTGATAGACCTCGTCCCGGTACAGGAAGATGATCGTGTCGGCGTCCTGCTCGATTGCGCCGGAGTCGCGCAGGTCGGCCATGATCGGGCGCTTATTCGGCCGCTGCTCGAGCTGCCGGTTCAGTTGGGACAGCGCGATGACGGGCACGTCGAGCTGCTTCGCGAGCATCTTCAGGCCGCCGGAATAGCTGGCGATCCGAAGGTCGTGCCGCTCGTCCGTGCCGCCAGTCATGAGCTGCAGGTAATCCACGACGATCAACTTTAGGCCGTGCTTCCGCTTGACGGAGCGCGCGCGGCTCGCGATCTCGGCCATCGTCAGGCCGGGCGTCTCGTCGATCATCAGTGGCAGCTCGGACAGATAGCTGACGACGTTGGTCAGCTTCGGCCAGTCGGCGTCCGTCATGTGAGAGCCGTTACGGACGCTCCGCAGTTGGATGCTTCCCTGCCGCGCGATCGCGCGCTGCGTAAGCTGCGTGCCAGGCATCTCCAATGAGAAGATCAGCGCGGTGCCCTGGGTCTGCGCAACGTATTCGGCAATGCCCTGCGCCATCGCGGTCTTACCCATCGAAGGCCGCGCAGCGACGACGATCAGATCACCACCGCGCACGCCGCCGCCCAGCTTGAAGTCGAGCTCACGGTAACCCGTCGCCGTAGCGAGCGGCGCGTTCCCGTGATGCTCCTGATCCATCTGCGTGACCACGGGGCTCAGGAAGGTGCCGATGAATTTCGGCCCGTCTGTGCGCCCTTCCGAAAGTGGCTCGAACTGCGATTGCGCAAAGGCTGTCAGCTCGTCAGCCGTCCGACCGTTCCGGTTTTGAACCTCGGCGCTCACTTTGTCTGCGGCCGCCATGATGTACCGCAGCTTCGCGCGCTCCACAACGATCTCGGCATAGCGCGCCATGTTGGCGGAGCCGGGCGTGCTCTGAACAATCGAGTTGAGGTAAGGCAGGCCGCCGGTCTTCTCGACATGGCCATGCGCTTGCAGCCATTCGTAGACCGTCACGGCGTCAGCGGAACGGCCGACGGCAATCAGCTTGGTGGCGCCCTCGAAGATGATCCGGTGCTCGTAGCGGAAGAAGTGTTCCTGTTGCAGGGCGCCAATGCGGTCGATCGAGTCGTTGTCGATCATCAGCGCACCGAGGACCGATTGCTCGGCCTCGATGCTGTGCGGCACATCGATCGCCCCGTCGCCGAAATAGTTTTCGACAGCGTTCATGGCGGTCAATCCTGGCCCAGAACCCAACGCAGCGTGGCAGCGCACTCGCTGTCCGCAGGCTCCCCCGCCAGCTTCGCCTCGATCGTCGCGCGTGAGCGCATCCGGGGCGCGCCGCCGTCGATCACGGCCCGCTGCGCGGCCGCCTTGGCGCGGCCCTTGACGCCAGAACCAGCCGCGATAAGCGCCCTCACCTTCTCGCGCTGCTCGGCGGGTGACAACTTGGCCAGTGCCTTCGCGTGCGTCAGGTTGATCTGCTCGGCCTCGATGGCCTTCTGCACGTCGGCGCAGCATTCGAGCAGGCTGAGGGAGGCTCGCACGGTCTGCACGGTGCAGCCGAAGATCGTCGCCACATCATCTTCCGAGCGGTAGGCCAGCTGGCGTGCCATTTTTTCGGCGCGAGAAATCGGCGTCTCCTGCTGGCGGATCGCGTTCTCGCTGGCCGTCGCTGCCGAAAGCACCTTGTCGCGCTCCTCGCGACCAAGCCGACGCACGAAGCCTTGGATCAGCCGCGGCGGGTCGCCACGATCCCGGCGCCGGCGGTTCGCCTCACGGCAGTTTTTGACCCGCTGCCGGCCGGTCACGACCTCGATTTCCCCGGTCTCCGGGTTCTTCGTCACCTCGATGGGCTGGAGGACGCCCTGGAAGTCGATGTTGCGCACCATGGCCTCGTCGAGCGGAAGGTGCACGCGCGAGTCGTACAGCGGGTGGGCCTCGTCCACGACGAGCGTCAGGTCATCTGGATCGAAGTCGAGCAGGTTGCCCTTCCCCNTTCGCGCCGTATGCATCGATCGAATTCTTTGCCATTTACCTCTCCTTCTCAGTTGGATCACTCACACAAACCGTAGGCAGACGAGCAGGCCGTGGCCGGCTCCGCGTCCGCGAGTAAGTCGTATTGCCGGCCGCCGCGCGTGGTCTTCGACCATTCGACAACCTGAAGCACCGTCGTGGCCTGCCCCATGTGCCCCGTGGTGCCCATGTGAAAGAACGAAACCGGGCTGAGAGGCCGGCATACCTCCGAAACGAGGCGCTCCCACGCTGCGACGCGCTCAACGTGCTCGGGGAAGCGGCGCGCGATCTCCCGGATCTCCGCTTTCTGCGCGTTGATGCAGGGCATGCAGCCGACGCGCGACATGCCCTCGCGATACAGCGGGTTCGGCTCGATGCCGGCGGCCGCGTGCGCCTCGAACACGTTGGCGACGTTCCAGCGCAGGATCGGACGGAGCACGGCGTAGTGACCACCGCGCCATTCGTAGTGCGGCAGCCACCTGCGTGCCTCGCTCTCGTCGGCGCGCACGCCTTGCCACGATTCGACGAAATAGCCGTCATCGATCAACCCGATCGCGTATTCGGTGAGCGGGTTGCGCTTCAGGTACTCGGTGCAGAACTGCCGCTTGCGCGACGGGAACCCGCCGCGTACAAGGCAGAGGTCCAGGAATGGATTACCCGTCGGATGCAACAGCTCCAATGCGCGCGCAGCCGCCTCGGGCGTCCAGGCGTACATGAACTCGCGCTTGCCGTAGACCGCCGACTCGGGCTCGCCGGCGGCGAGCCGCGCCAGGTTCGCGCGCTTCGTCGCGAACTCGTCCGCAAAATCGGCCCGCACCACGTCGACGGTGATGCCGAGCGCGCCGGGCAGGTAATCAAGCGCGTAGGCGTAGGTGGCCTCGTGCTCGTTGCCGGTGTCCGCGAACACGGCGCGCACGTTCGCGCTGCCGTGCAGCTCGAGCGCGACGAGCAGCGTCGCGGTGCTGTCCTTGCCGCCCGACAGCGACACCACGTGCAGGGTCTGGCGATCGGTCACGATGCCTCCCACAGCAGCTTCTGCCCGCGCAGGTGCGCAGCCGTATCGATACGCGGCCGTGCGGGCGTGTTCCAATTACCGCCGCCGCGGGCGCCAACGAGCCGCCAGCCGGCGCCCCGCAAACTGGCGCCGCCTTCGGCCGGCAGCGTGTACGTGATGAGGCGGCGGTAGCCAAGCGCGCGGGCCGCGCGCCAGGCCGCGCCGTAGAGCGCCGAGCATGCATTGCGCGTGCCGTCGGTGCAGCAGCGCGTCACCTCGAGCGTCAGCCCGTCGTCGTTCCCGCGCGCAACAGGGCGCCCAACGATCACCAGGCCGCAGACGCAAGGCTCCTGCGCGGCAATCGAATCGAGCGACAGCGGATCGACGACGGCGATGCTGAACTTGTGGCCGATCACCGGCCGGTGGTGTCGGTGATGGGTGGCGACGAAGGCGTTTGCCTCGTCGAACGATATCGGTGCGATGACCAGGCTCACGAGGCCTCCCGGTGGTATTTGTCCTCGAGGCACTTCGTGAAGCCGTCGGGCGAGATCAGGAAATCGATGTCGGCGAGGAACGGCGGCTGCCCGGGCCTGGGCTTGGCTTTCCCGGTCAGGAAGTCCGAATCGGCGCAAACGCGGAAGAACCGGCACCAGGCCTGCATGCCCGCCTCGACGGTCGAGTAGCCGAACGGCTTGCAGGTGAGCGTGGCGGCCTCGCGCCAGCGCGCGGCGATCGCCCGGCGCCGCTTGGCGTTGAGCAGCCGCACCCTGGGATTCAGCGGCATCAGCTCGTGATACGCCTCGACGATCCGCTCGACGGGGCACGGCAGTTCCGCCGGCTTGCGACGTGCCCCCTTGCCGCCAGCGTCAGCGTCGCTGTCGCCATCGCCGAGCAGATCCCTGTTGGGGCCATCAGGTTCGGCAGCACCGGCCGGTCCGGCTGGCTCGGCAGCGACCGGGGTGGCCGGCGTCGCGTCAGCGGCGCTGGGCACAGGGGCGTTAGCCCCCGTCTTTTTCTCCTGCTCCTGCTCCTGCTCCTGATTCCCGATAGCCTTCGGGGAAGGCTTTCCGGAAGGCTTAGGCGATGGCTTGTCGAAAGTCTCATGGAAAGCCTTGGCGAAAGCCTCTCCACGCCCGCAGATATTGGCTCTCAGCGATTCGTATGCCTCGCGTTTCAAGTCGCATTCGGGGATCAACTCCCACTCCGAGCCCCACGACTTCACCACGTTCGGCGACTCGGGCAGGTTGCAGGCGATGGCCTTCGGGATCCACACGACCTTGGCTTTCCAGTCGGCTTTCGCCATGCCTTGCTGAAAGACTTCCCGGAAGGCTTCGTCGAAGGCTTCCTGATCCCAGTCCAGCTCTTCAGCCATCGCCGCGCGGCCGCTCCGAAAAATGCCGGGGATCGGGCCGGTGTGAGGCCCGGTCAGCAGGTAGACCCAGAGGCCCGCGCCGCACGGCGGAATCGGTGTCAGCTCGCGGAATTTCTCGTCGCCCCACATGCGCACCTGGATTTTCCGGAACCGCGCCTTTTTCTCGTCGGGCTTGGTCGGTTCACTCATGACTTTGATTCCTGACTTCCATGCTGAAGGCGCGCAGCAGCGCCAGCGCGTCGCCGGCATACCAGCGCGCGACAGGCAGCGATTCAGCGTCGCAAATTCGGTGGAGCAGCTCCGATATATCGGCGAGCTGCGGGTGGTCGATCGGATACGCGGACCGCGTGCGCGCGAGCCGCTCGCTGCGCGCCGCGAGCTCGCGGTCGGTCGTCGACTCGGGGAGTGGTGCGGGCCGGCGTTTCATGGCGACCGGCTACCCCTGGGGGCCTTGCATGCGGTCGAGCATCCGCAGCGCGTTCGACAGCGTCGATGTCGCTCGCTCGATGACCGTGGTGATACGGTTCACTTCCTCGGCTTTGTTCGCCGGCTTCGCCTCGAAGCCGATCTCCAGCGCGAACCATTGGAACGGGGNCGAAGTAGCCCGCGTCGCGTGCCAGCCGGAAGACCATCATCGTCTGGGACAGGTCGAGCTTTTCCGAGCGCGCGGGATTGAGGCAATCGAGCAACAGGCGTGCGGCCGTGTCGGTGGACTTGTCCGGCCAAAGCATCGGACCGATCTTCTTCGCACCGCCCAAGGCTTGTACGGCGGCCTTGAGCGCGTCTTCCGGTCCTTCGTAAAACGGGATGTCGAGCTGCATTTCCGAGGTTCCCCGAAAAATTCGGACGCGTTCGGAAAGACACCGTCCGGCGGAAAAAATAGAGTTCGGTCATGGACACGAACTCTCTTCTCACCCCTCACTGCGGCCGGCCGCACAACACGCGTGCAACCGGATCAGGCGTAAAAAAGCCCAGCCCGGAGGCTGGGCGAAACCACACTGCACGGGGGTTTGCAGGTGGAGACCACTGGGTGCGAACCGCCGTCGTGCCAGAATCGAGGTATCTCACCTCCTCAACCCTTTTCCGACGGGGTTCGCATGACCTTTCAATTCATCTGCGATGCGATTGCCAATCGGCACCTGCTCCGGTTTCACGATCGCTTCGGCCATACCCGCCTCGTCGAGCCTCACCTTTACGGGGCGCGCGGCGGAGACGGTGTGGTGATCTGCTATCAAATCGACGGTGGGCACCGAGCAGCGCACGAAGAACTATGGAAGTGCCTGCCAGCCACGGGATTCGGTATCCCCGCTGGGAAGCCAAGTTCCTTTCGCCCAAGATCGATCCCCGAACACTTGCGAAGCAGTATTTCCACCACCTACGCTCAAACTTGAAACGGGCACTGCAGTTGCAGGGATGCGGCATATCGAAGCCCCAGATATGCCGATGGACGTCGCACAACAGGTCATGCCCATGGCTGTCCAGCCGCAATTTGCGAAGCCTCACGCATGCTGCGCACGGACACGGCGCCTTCCCCTCGTACTCGGCGGCAAACCGCACAGACCAGTGCAGCCGCAAGTCGATGAAGTCGGCAACACGCCGCGCAAACCAATGCTTCATCTCATCCCCCTTCGGCCTGGGCCGGCTCGGCCAAGGGCGGATCGGAGTAGATCTGGTCCAGCGTCCAGGTCGCGCCCAGCGAGCCGGCGTACACGATCATTCGCCGCGCGGTTTCGATAACCGGATCGCAAAGCTGCCGTTCGTACTGGGACAGGGCGGATTGAGTCACGCCAATCTGCTCGGCCATTTCGGCCTGGGAGAGGCTGAGACTCTTGCGAAGGTGGCGGATGTTGTTCATGGCCGAATATTAGAACTTCTTCTTTTCATGGTCAAGAGAAGTTCTAATGCTGTCGGCCAGCGGATATTAGTAGCCCTTTTTATGATTGCCGCATGGCTACCGTAAAGAAACGACCTCTCACATCCGAAGAAATCGAAGAGTGCCGCCGCTTGGCCCAGGCTTGGGAGCGGCACAAGCAAGACAATCCGGGAGCGTCACAGAACTGGTTGGGCCAAGTGACAGGACTTGGTGGTCAGAGCCTGATCTCGCAGTATTTCCGCGGCGTCATCCCGCTCAACGTCCGGGCTCTCCTGACGATCTGTAAGCACATCAACGCCGATCCTCAGGCAATCAGCCCGCGGCTCATGAGTCAGATCATGCCGGCCGGTCTGAAGGAAATCCTGGCCGACGTCCGTCCTGCAGCACGGGATGCGATTGAAGCTATTCTTCGTGCAGAACAGGCGGGCGAATCGGACGAAGTGTTTCGGCTGGTGCTTCGGCTGTTTCCGCCTCGCGATGAGGCAGGCGAACTCGAGCGATCATAGCCGCGATCGCCACCTGTTTCTCCTCATCGGTAAGGGGTTCCAGCGAGGAATCCTTCGCCTTGAGGCGCCGAGTAACCACGTATNCCCGGTCCTGTAGAGCGCACCGTGAAAGCGGGATCCCCCACCAGGTGGGTCATCCAGCGGCCGTCCGGCAACGCGTGGTTCACAATCACAAGTTCCCCGACCAACAGGCGGTTCCAGGCAGAGGTAATACGAGCCAGGTCCCCCGGCTTGCAGCGCAAACTCCCACGCCCATCGCTGACCCGTCGCATGACACCTCCTGTTGCTCGGCAAACAACTGTATATGTGAACAGTAGTTTGCCGCGTTTCGAAACCCGGTTCAACCGGATTCAGCACCGCAACATCGGTAAAAGGCTTGCGTGAGCCGCTCGTCCTCCAGCCCCGTTCGTCAGGGCAGACGCCCTTCTTTCACCCGCACATCGAGCACGGTTTTGTTGTCGGCCGCCAGATCACACTCGTATATGACTGGGGTGTAAGCGCCGAATCCGTTCTGGAATAAGGCCTTGTCGCCCACATACGTGATCACTCCGGCGGCCTGATCGGCCCAACGGAATCGGCTGAATTTCAGCTCGAAGGTTCGGTCAGTCCACTTGACGTCGTACTTAGCAAGTTTGGTGACTGGATTTTTACAGTACACGCTGGCGCCGACTATGCCCTTGTCGCCAAGGCACTGCAGATCGGTCTTGGCGCAGTCCGAAGCGCTTTCCTTCGTGCCTGACCTCTCCGCCGCTGCCGGCGGTGCTCCGCCCTCCTGCTTCGGCGCGGTCACCGCAAGGTAAGCAGCCACGCCGCACACGACGACAACTCCAGCCGTGATCCAGGCGGCCCGCTTCGAGAGATTTTTCTTGATCGGAGCGCCGCAGCGCACGCACGCGTCCGCCTTGTCGCTTATCTCTGCTCCGCACTCCCCACATTTCACCAGCGCCATCCGGCCACCCCGTCGAGTTTCGTTGTCCAGGAAGCATACCGAACCGTCTATTTCAGGCCAACGCTGCGCCTTGTGCTGTCGATCGGCTGTTACAAATTTTCCTCGAAAATATTAGAAGTTCTCTTGCTTTGAAAAAGAAGAACTTCTAATATTCGGTCCATCGCAGCACACAACACGCTGCACGGCGGAAGCCGGCGATCTTTGACAACTTGGGGATTCGAGAGAGGGCGTGGCGGTGCTGGCGAGTTGCTGGCTCAGTTCGCCTGCTCTGTTAGGAGGCGCGGCCCGGCGCGAACCGGGCCGCAAATCCTAGGTCACGACGGTCCAGACGATCAGGAACAGGTACCAGAGGCACTTGGCCAGATCGACCTTAACGTCCACCTTCACAGTTACTTTCACCATGTGTTGCGCACCGGAGAAAGCCTGTGGCCACAGGCGTTAAGCCCGTTGAGTACTTGTAGCGCGCCCTAGCTGGCGCGTGCGAGTGGCTGCCTAGGATGACCACCCGCCCGACAAGTTGCTGTCGGTCGGCTCGGCGCGGGTCGGTACACCGGATTTGATACCGGCTCCGACACTGGCGTCACCTTCGGCGTCTTGCCAGACGCCGTGCTGGCGATGCAATACGCCAGCGCGCCGAGCATAGCAGAACCGTTCGCGCCCTCCCTCAAACCCCAAGTGTCGAGATCGCCTGTCTTCCGATTCGCTTTAGAAATCGAGGAGTCAGACGTGATCAAGAACAGCAAGCAATCGTGGGAAGCAGGCTCGACCGTGAAGGTCGGTTTCCTGTCGCTGACCGTGAAGGCGGTCGTGCCGACGCCCGGCGACCACGCGCCGGACGCCTACATCCTCGTCAACGCTGCGGGCACGCAGCTCTACAAGTTCGTTCCCCACAACGGCGTCGAGAAGGTCACGCCGCTCGAAGCGCGCGAGCTGCTCGACGCAGCGCACGTTGCTGCGGAGCGCGAAGCGGCGCGCGCGATCGCGCGCTCGAAGCAGACGGTGGCCGACATGGCCGCGATCAACAAGCTGGTTTTCGCCTGAGCCCGTGATGACCTCGGACTGGTTCATTGCCGGCTTGGTCATCGTCGGGACGATCGTCGGCTTCGTTGTACTCGGCCTGATTGGTGGCATCAAGGGCAAGCAGGACGACAACAAAGACCACAACTGATTCGCGTGCCGCTCGGCACGAAGGCTCTCAGCTCCAGGCACGGCCCTCGGAAATGGCCTGGAGTTTTTCGGCGAGGCGGCCGGTAAGGCGCCTCCCACTTTTCGGATCTGGGGATAGCGATGCACACGGACCTCATGTCGGACCTGAAGCAAGAGTACGCCGTCGCCCGCGAGCACGGCGAGCGCAAGGCGATGGATCAACTGGCGCGCGGCATCAGCTACGCGGCGGCCGGCGAGCTCACCCTGGCGCGCGAGATCGCGCTCTACCACCGGGGCTGGCACGACGAGATGTTCGACCGGCCCGCGCCGTACGCCGAGCCGGAGCTGCATTACCTCGCGGGGCGCCTCGACGCACGCCGTCAGCGCGCCGCCGCCACGCATTAACCGCTGGGCGTCGCGGCGAATGCGCCGCGGGTCGAACTCCGGGCCTTCAGCAAGCCCGCTTCGAAATCACCACGAGAGGTAGACATGCAAGCCACGGCAACCGCAGCAGTGTCCACGGCCCCCATCGCCGTGAAGGAAGTCGAATCGTCGCAGATCTTCGCGATCGGCCATGACGCCGCAACGAACACGCTGGCGATCCGCTTCCGCAGCTACAAAACGAACGGCCCGACGTCGCTCTACCACTACGCGAACGTGCCGGCCGCCTTGTTCGCCGAGTTCGCGTCGGCCGAGTCGATCGGCACGTACTTCAGCCAGAACATCAAGCCGTACGACAAGAAGTACCCGTACGTGCAGATCGAGAAGATGCCGGCGACCGCGCCGGCGTAACGCAACCCCCGGAGGGCCGCACGCCGCAGAAGTTTGCGGCGGCCGCATCAAGCGCGAGAGCTGCGCGACATGCGGTTAGGCCCATAGCGCTGCAGGTCGGCTGAGCCTCCAGTCGGTTGGAAACACCCTGCTTCACCCCGCGGCGAGCGCGGGGCACCTGACTAGCAGTGGCGCGTCATGTGGCGCGTGGCTGGCGAGTCGCCGGACGCGAGTACCCGGCACCTTGATGGGAGCCCACTGCCGCAACAGACGACACGAGGTCTAGCTCGTGAGCGCGGTGAGCGGGCTAGACAGCGGGCTCCCATCAGGAGTCAGAACACGACGCCGGCCAGGTCATCGCAGTCGGCGCCCACACAGGCGATTCACCGAGGTGCGACATGAAAGTAACCATCAATGGCTTCATCTTCGCGCGGCCGGCGCGTGACGGTTCGTTGAATTTCGAGTTCTCGGAATACGACGTGACGAAGTACGACAACCACGCCGCCAAAGTCCGGGAGCACTCGATCGAGGTCGACGTGCCCGACGACTTCGACCCGCGCCCGGGCATCGTCGAGAACCTCGAGCGCGAGAAGACCCAGATCCTCGCCGAGGCCAATCTCAAGGTCACCGACATCAATCGGCTGATCCAGACGCTGCTCGCGATCGACAACGCCCCGACGGACAGGACGCCGGCATGAGCCCGATGTCCCTTCGCCCCTCCCTGCGCCGCTACGGCGCGCACCTCAACCGCGAGCAGCGGCGCGCCTGGATGGTTCAGCGCCTCACGCGCTCGCCGCGCGTGCCCATCAGCTCCGGCTTTGTGCCGCGCGGGATCGCGCGCGTCTACACCTACTGCAAGGTCGCCTGACATGACCACCGACAAACGGNAAAAAACGCGTCCCGATGCCGAAGATGGTCGATCGCAAATGCAACCGGTGCGGCAGGTCGTTTCAAGCGCGCGCTGCTGACGTAAAGCGCGGCTGGGGCCGCTTTTGCTCGAAGTCGTGCAAAGCGATCAAGCAAGAGCAGCGCACCGGGCAGCACCGGGCGTTCGTGGATCGCCGCGACGCCTACGAAGACGGCGAAGGCCCTACCGAGTTTTCCGACGCGCACTTGTTCAGCAACGAAGAACACGACTGCAACAAGGACCTGTGATGCGCTGGCTCGACCGACTCCACTCCAAGCACCCTCGCCTGACGATGGCAGCGGCGATCCTGATCGCCTTCGCCGTCCTCTACGTCGCACGCGAGATCGACCACACCAACTCCGACCTGCTGCGCTGGCAACTGGCCAGCGTGCGCCAGGTGTAACCGCCCCGGAGCATTTCATGCAGACCGCCACCATGGCCGACGTCATCGACGCCGACATCACCGCCCCACGCCCCGAGCAGCCCCTGGCCAACGTCCAGTCGTCGCCGCCCGCGCCAGTTCGCGCCGCTTCGACCATCACGGCGCGGGATCTCCTCCGCCTGTCGGTCGAACGCGGGGCGAGCCTCGAGCAGATCGAGAAGCTGATGGATCTGCTGGATCGAAACGAAGCGCGCGACGCACGGCTCGCGTTCGTTGNAGGCGATGGCCGCCTTCNAAGAAGGAACCGCTCGATATCTTCAAGCGCAAGCAGGTCGAGTTCCAGACTCGGGACGGCGAATGGACGCGCTACAAGCACGCCGAGCTGTCGGACATCACCGACGTCGTCGGGCCGGCCATGGCGAAGTATGGCCTGTCGTTCGACTGGGACATCCACCAGAGTAACGGCCTCATTACCGTCGACTGCGTCGTGACGCACGTTCAGGGACATTTCAAGAAGGTCACGATGTCCGGCGCACCAGACGCGAGCGGCAAGAAGAACGCCATCCAGCAGGCGGCCAGCACGATCACTTATCTGCAGCGCTACACGCTGCTCGCCGCGACTGGCATGTCCACGAAGGGCGAGGACGACGACGGCGCAGGCGGCGCAGATCCCGACGGCGATCCTGGCGCCGGCCAGCAGCCGGCCGGCGAGGCCCAGCAAAACGGCGCCCGGAGCGCGCGCGCCGCAGGCCAGAACCAGCCCGCTCGCCCTGCCTTCTACGACCAGGCGAAGTTCGACGCCAACAAAGCCGAATGGAGAAAGGTCGTCACGTCGAAGCGTAAGACCCCGGCCAAGATGATCGCCTTCATCGAATCCCGTGGCGCCCCGCTCACTGAAGCCCAGAAGAACACCATCGACTCTTGGAGCCATGAAAACTGACTGAACGCATCATCCACGACCTCATCCAAGGTACTCCCGAAT